CGTCAAGTACAAGAATGTTCGCGCGAAAACCTCGAATTTTTTCTCCGTTAAGAGGAATAGCTACAATGCTTCCACCGTTTATTTGCCATTCAAATTGATCATTTCTTTTAGCTTTTGCGCCAAAACATTGAGCTAATAGTTCTGCTCCTTTACTATCTACAATTTTTTCTAGATTATTAAAAATAAAACGGGCAGTTCTAAATGTTGGACCAGCAATTAAAATTTTAGTATTAGGTTCAAATACGCATTGAAGAAAACAAAATACTGCTGCCATAAATGATTTACCACAACCACGACCAAACACGCACATATTAAAATTTCTATTCATTAAAGCTTTAAGATGTAATTCTTGATATGAAGCTAATTTAACCCCGCTAATAAGTTCTGTTGTAAATCCTAAGTTAGCTCTGAGAAATTTAGCTAAAGTAATTTTGGCTTCTTTATCATTAAGAAAACCCTTTAATTGTGAAAGTTCTGCGTTCACATCTTTGACTTCTCTTATATATTTATCTGGACAATATATCATAAAATTTTCATATCATAAGCTAATTGTAGGTCTATCTTCTTATAGAAACAGTTACTTGCAAAAATAGATTCAATTATTCTAGTCATCTCTCCTCGACCATCAACAAATAGAAATTGTAAATTATCATAATTTTGTAAAAGTTCTCGCACATTATGGAATATATATTCTGGTGTTGCTTTTATTTTTTTGCTAATATGGGGAAGATATTGGAAGCTCAAAGCACTTGTTAATTTTTCTTCGACCATAACAATGATATAAGAATTATTCTTTTTCGCTTTCTCGATTTCATTTTTAAATCTATCAAAATTCTTGACACTAAGAGTGCTAATAAAATCGCTAAGACTTTTTCTTTCTATAAAGCAGCCACAATTATCATTTGAGCAAGCATAATCTCCAAATCCAAGAGTTTTAATTTCGAATGGCGTATTGAATTTAAGCCAGCTTTGTTCACGAGTATCAACATAGATTGTATCTTTGTTTGTTAATTTATTTTTAAAATGATCTCCTACAAGATTAGCATGAATGAATTTATTCTCTAGACCAATAGATGAGCAAATGTCATAATAATCTTTAAATATACTATTATAAAATATAATAGATGGCGCCATGATAGTTCTAAGTTCGACTTGGGTTGGAGAATATATAAGATTTTTAACTTCTTTTCTTTTGATTAATAATTCTTTGCAATACTCTTGAGCTTTTTCTGGAGTTTGGGCCTTGAGCCACTTCTTCATATTATTCTTATCATTAAAATCGCTATTTAAATATTGTTCTTTAGTTTTAAAATTAATTAACTCATTGGTTAATAAGTCTCTACGCTCAAAATACTTTTGATAGTATTTAACTTTATTAAGACCATATCCTTTTAAAGCCATATGAAGAGCTTTATCATCTTTAAATTCTTTACCATCAACTTTACATATAACTGACATAAATTATCCGTTCAATATTTCGTCTCTAGAAATTCCCAAAATTTTGCATTTAACTTCTTCCATAGTGGATAGTCTGTCGATTTCTTTTTCTAAAACTTGCTTTCTCATTTCAGCCATTTTTAATAGTTTTGCTCTACTCTCTTCTTCTTTCCACATCTGAACAAGATTAATAACTGAAGCTGTTTCTTTAACTTGTTTGCTAAGTCTTTCGCTACGCTTTACTTTAAGATCATTATTTAATTTTTGCTGACGATTGACGCAATCATTATATTCTTTACGAGCGGTATTACTTGCTTCTACTAGAGCCATTGGAATCTTACCATCTTCTTGGATAGCCATATCAATTTGATCTTGTAACACAGTAATTGTTTGTTGAATATTAGACGATATTAATACTTCTGTGCAAAGTACAATATATTGATCAACTTCTTCTTGAGTTAAATCTCCTTTATTGTATGTATATCTTATAAAACTACTTTCGAATAATTCTCTGTCTGGTTCATTGTCGTAAAGATTAATTTGATGAATGAAACGATGAGTATTCATATAACCAATAAGCGCATTAGTTTCTCTTTTTTGCGCATGGGTTATTTTTGTTTTATCAATTCCATCCATAACGTATTTATTAATTTTAGCTATAGTTCTTTCTTCGCTGCGAGGTGGTTTATAAACTCCATTTACAACTTCTTCATTTTCATTATTATTAAATTTTATATTACTTGGTATAATCTTCATGTATTCAAGAATACTTCTTGTTTCTTGAGATAGATTTGTCAATGTTTCATTTTTAAATAAAATTTTAGCCATCTCTAATCCAGTCATTGTGTGGCAATTATTGCTAATATATTCTTTTTGATCGTTATCTAATTCTTTAAGACCTTTAGCTTGGTATTCATGACTTTTTCTTGGCTTAATAGATCTGGATGCTAAAAATTCTTTAACAGCTTTGCCCTCTTTGCTTCTGCCATCAAGATCGTCTCTATCAAAAGCTAACTTAACTAACTCTACTAACGATGGTGGATTATCTGGACGATTATTCCATTCATTTAATAGTTTTAATTGTTGCTCTTCTGTTAGCTCTGGTAAATTTTCGCTCATATTAGTGGATGTCTATATCTCCGTTATATAGATGTTTTTTAACTTTTACTATAATAATCTTTTTAATATTTTTAATTTGTTTGTATCCTGCAATTCTATTCTTTTCGCTTGTTCTGTATCCCATTAATTTTGCTGTTTGCTCCTCATCTTTACCTTCAATATATAAATGCTGATATACTTTCCATTCAATTGGTTTTAAAACTTTTTGCATTTTAGTATGAATATTCTCTGCGGTTTTTTCCATATTAAAATTATCTGTTGGCTTGTCGTTAATTTCTTGATGATGATTTTCTATACTAAGAGTTAATTTTGTATCGTGAGCATTCTTTTTGCTTTTTTCCCAATTTGCATAAAGTGGACAAGCCTTACATTGACTTGAGTAAATCGCACAACCATCTTCACCTTCGGCTGCTGCACATTTAAGACAAGGACGCGTAAAATTACTATAATTATTTCTAATTAAATTTTTAATCTGATTACTTATGATTCTATTGACCCAAGGCGCAAGAGGTTTTGCAGCGTCGTATAGATGCCATTTTTTGTAAATATGTATTCGCAGGATCTGCGATACATCACTAAAATCCATCCAATTAATTGCTGTTAAATTCCACTTATTTTTTCTTTTGATAATTTCAGAATTTATTGAATCAATTAGACTCTCAAAGGTAGGCTTTTTAGCCATCTTTGCGTCCTCGTGAGGAACGTACAGATCCAGCTTCTCTTTTGAAGTCTTCTAAAAATTTCTTACGATCTGCTTTTGTAGTTGGTTTTCCTTGTATTTTTTCTCTTTTTGCTCCGCCTCTTGAGCTTCCAATGATATCTCCAATTTTAGTTTTAGTCGAGGGATATCCTTGATCAATTTCAACGTCTAATCTACGAATTGGCGGAACGCTATTGACATCATTAATATCATCTTCAGGATCATCAAAATCAGGATCTGTATCTTCATCTTGTGTATTTGTTGCTTTTTGTAATCTTGGAGAAATCTTCTTAGGTGCAACTGGTTTATCTGCTGTTGGTTTTTGAAGCAAAACTTTATTAACAACTAGCTTATCAAAGGGTGTTCCGCATGAACTGCAAAATTTTGGTTTAGAAGCTGAATAACTAGTTGGACTACCACATTCTGTACAATATAATTTTAGCATAATACTAATTATACTTAAAATTAATTAAAATTTCAATATTTAATTAGTGTAGTTCTTCGAATTTTTCAATAATATAGGCTAAAATATCGTTTCGCATAATATCTTCTCTGCCAAATTTAAATGTATGGATGCCTTTGTCAGCACTCTTTTTATCATCAAAAAGATTATATGTTTTTTCAAATCCGCTATTTTTAATATCTGCTTGTCTAATATCTCCAATTAATATTAATTTACTAAATCTACCCATTCTAGTAGTAATTAACAATAAATCATGTATGCTTAAATTTTGAGCTTCGTCACAAATAATATAACTAGCATTAATACTTAATCCTCTTAAAAATCCTACTGGCAGTCCTTTTACTCGTTCTTGCTTTAAGAGCATTTCTACTTGATTCTTTGGCAATAATTCGTAGAGTTTATCCATTAATGGTTGCAGATAAGGATCTAATTTACTATGAAGATCGCCCTTAAGAAAACCTAGATTATGAGAAGAACTTTCTACAGGATTACGAACATAGAATATTTCGCCTATTTTTTTACTATTAATTGCGTTTAAAGCTGCGTATACACTAAGGAGACTCTTGGCTGTTCCTGCTGGGCCTTTGCAGAATACCATCTTAGTATTCTTATCTTGAAGTAGTTGAATAAATTTCTTTTGATTATCTGTCCATTGTAATTCGCGAATAGTTAAGAAACCTTCAATTTTATCTCTTTGAGGAACAGGAACCGACTTATCTTCTTTTTGCTTGTTCTTTTTAGACATGCGACTTACATATAATGTTACACGTATTATACTAATATAGAATTTTTATTAAAAGCCTTAGTTTCTTTGTCGTGTTGGTCTATAAAATTTTTAAAGTCTTGTAAAACTTCTCCATTGCCAATTGATGTTATATATAATGTTATTGCTTCATTTTTTTGTTTATATTGTTGGTATTTTTTAAAAAAAGAATCTAATGAAGATGGAAAAACTCTTATATTTAAATATTTTGGAGAAATACGCGTTGAAAAATCGGTTGAATATGTTTCGCCCATCATGTTTAAGTATCTAGTATCTGCAGAGATTTCTTTGCAATATTTTATTAAAGTTTGTTTATCGTTAGAAAATTCAAATTTTGCATTAGTAATAAAAGCTCTATATCCATTTTTTGTTTTATATATTCTTAAATTTAAATTATTTTTAATATAAAAATCATTACATTTTTTAAATAAATCTTCTTGTTTTATTGAGTCTATATCAAAAACTGCCATATTGGGGATAGTTAATATTAAATGCTCTGATGAAAAGGTAGCATTTTCTATAGATAAATCCATATTATGGTTTACACAATTTAGTGTAAATAGATTAACTGTGGCATATCTCAACGCAAACATACCTCCTATTGAATGTTACGTGCGTGGCAACTATATGAGGAATCAAGAAGATAGTTTTGATAAGAAATACAGATGTTTAATTTTTGGGGTTACAAGTTTACCTAGTCAAGTTCCACTTTTTAATTTCCTTATGGAAGATGGTGGAATTTGGTGGCATGCTCCTATTAGCGCTTTTTGTTCAAAAGAAGACGCTCCAGATATGGAGTTAACTGAACTAGAACTTTGGGATAGTTTTAGTTATCATATCTCTGTAACAACTTTTTATTTATTAGAAAATAAAGTAGTTAAATATACTGGACGAAGCGGAAAAGAATATAATGGTCGTTATTTGTTTACTCTTGATTGGGCGCATAGTGATTATAATGAATTGAATTTTGGATTTAGTCAAAAGCCAGATCAACATAAAGCTGGCCATGTTATAAAACTCGACAATGGCAATTTCGCAATACAACCTAACAATAGAATAAAAGTATTCGATCCAAGCTTCGCAACAAAACAAAATGAATTATTGTTGCAAAGAAAAATAAACTCTCATATTTATACTTCTGAAAATAGCCCCAAATGGGTTACTGAAGATAGTGATAATTATGATTATAAAATACAGGAGATAAAATGAATCATAGTATTAATATAACTAATAGAAATATTCTCGAAGGAGAAAAGGCTAATCCTCAAAATTGCGCTATCGCTAGAGCAATTAAAGGTAAAATGAAAAAAAAGATAACTGATATATCAGTATTACCAAGTCATGTTACCTTAAGAATAGATAAAAAAATATTCGTTGCTAAAATGCCAAAAGCGGGCGCTAATTTTATTAAAAGATTTGATCGTGGACAAGCTGTAAATGCTTTTGAATTGAATTTAAAATTCAAAAAAGGTTTCGCTTTAGTTTAATCCAAAAGAATAATTTCCGCCAGTAGAACTAATAATTGACTTGAGTGTAGAGTTTGGATGTTTATCCATGGTCTTAATATAAAGTTTTATTTTTTTGTTTATTAATAATTTTTCTAATAAATACAATCCATCTTTTGTTTCTGGATCTTGTAAATCACAAAACCAATAGATTGCATCTACGTCTTGCATAGCTAGGTTTTCAAATGCTCTAAAGACTCTTGTTTCTGGAGCAATAACACATCCATCAACATAATCTACCACTGCATTAGGAAAGCTTTTCTTAACTTCTTTCTCTACCATTTCAGTATAAGGAGACATACTAAAAGAAATATCAAATAATACTCCTAGTTTTTTGGCTTTTATATTTGATCCAAATACTTTGCCTTCTTTTAATCCATTTCCTCCGCCTCCATTACCAAAACCATTTCCTCCAGTTCCATTACCAGCACCACGCCCACCTAATATTGAACCTAATCCATCTGAACTATAGCCATTAACTCCCGCCACTTTGCCTTCTTTGTATATAACTTCTTTGCCTGATTTTATTTGTTCTTTTGATTCTGCTGTTACAAAATGAATAGGTTTTTTAGAATAACGAGATGTTATAACTGGCGCTGGTGCTATTACTATATTTTCTATTGGTAAATTTATTTTTTCGCTAAATACATTTAATCCAGCTGAAGTTGAGCTATTAGAATCATTATCTTGAGAGTTTTCTGCAAAATCTGGCTCTACAGAATCAATTGATTCACTTGGCGCAGAATCTGCTACGGCTTTCTCTTCTATATCTTTTGTTGAAATCTCAACATAAACCCATTCTGGAGCTTTCTCTACCCCTTTAAACATTATATATTTACTTCCAAGGAATAAACCTATAAGATGAACTGCTAAAGCTATAAGTATATAATTTTTGGATTTTAAAAATGGCAAGTATTTTTCTATTTTATTAAAAATATTATTAATTTTTTGACTTAAAAGTAATAAACTATTAACTGCATATTTGTAAGTTATACTTATAAGGGCTATAAAAATATCAACATATTTAGTAAAATTAAAGCTATTAGATGATAACCCTAGATTATTGTATATAAAACTACAAATATATAAGACCACCAATAAGATAAATATACTACCCATTTAATGAGTATAGTATAAATTTATGAAAAATAAAAGAATAATTTAAGTAAGTATAGGAGGAGGTCCGGGAGGACCCCAACATTTATTTATACATGGTGACCAACAGTAAGAAACTGGACAAAAAAAACATATTTTATGACCAGCTGCATCGGTTGTACTTCCCATATAAGTATCTATTGGTCCAATAGTGCCACATCGACAATTATTCGCGGGTGCAGGGCACTCAAGAGCTGTAAGATTTTTATAACAACCAATAGTTTGATCATCAAATGGATATGCCATATAAATATATATTACACAAATATAAAAGCTTGGGCGCTAATAAATGTAAGACTTTTTTTATCAATAAGAAGCATAAGATCACTATACTTATCTAGCGCCGAAATGAATAAGGGTATATATAAGAAAGGGTTTAGGAGAAAAATAGTCCCCCGGATTTTTTTCTCTTGAAGGTTATTCTATTTTAATTAGTTTATATTGGTTTTTAGAAAAGGGGGGTATATATAAGGATATATAACATAAACAATTATTATAATAGGGGAGAATGATATAAACACCCCCACGGTCATTTAGAAAAACGAAGTGAGGTAAAGTTTTCAAAAATGGGGGTATAGCGTAAAAGATTTTGCTGATTATGCGTAAGTTGTTATCAATCAACGAAATTTAAATGGTAAAAATCCCTTGCACTATTCCTATTCTGTGATAGATTACCTATATGAAGAAATTAAGTAAATACGAACAACTCATCGCAAACCTCAACAAAGCTAGCCAAGACCTTAAGGATGCCTCTACCAAGGCCATCGCTACCCTTGACGCTCACGCCAACAAGGTGGAAGCTATCCACCAAGAGGCGATGAATAAATAATTGTTGACGAAACATAACCAGAAAGGCATACTAAGACCATGAAACAAAACCTCAAAATCAGTTACCAAACCTTCGGCGAAAACAATGCTTACCTTCTCGAAGGAAGCATCAAACAAATCAATCACTTCTTCAATAGTATCTACAATTGGGAAGGAACTAACGGCAAGTTGCACGACATGGGCAACGGCAAAGCGTTCTACTTCTACGCTCACCCAGATGATGTGAAGAAAGCTCTTGTTAAGGTTGCTCTTCATTCCTTGGTTAATAAGATTAACGCCAAAGGTCGCAAGGGTGGACTGATTGACCTTGCTACTACAAAGGCACAGAGCATCATCGATGAAATGACGCAAACTTGCTTCCTTTGGGGTGCGACTAGCTCCGAGGGATATAGTCTCGGCACTATCAGTGCAGAGAAGCCAAGTGATTACTGCGGTGCAATCAGCAATGGAAGGGACTAATAGTATGACAGCAGAACTATTCATCGTAGCACTCACAATACTAGGCGAAGCGAGGGGTGAAACCTTCGAAGGTATGGCTGGCGTTGCTAGCGTCATACAAACACGAATGGTAGAGCGTAAGCAAACAGCATCACAGGTTTGTCTATCGCCTAAACAATTCAGCTTCTGGAATGGTGGAGTGAGTGAAGCTACCAAGAAGAAGCTACTAGCAACAGCACAAGGTAAGAACGCTCTTTACCTTGCAGACCTTGTTATCCATAAGCAGATGCCAGACATTGTGCGTGGTGCTAACCATTACCATGCTGTGAGCGTCTCGCCTAAATGGGCGAAGGACACGAAACTTGTTGCGACTATCCGCAATCATAAGTTTTACAGATTGTAAGTTGACAAACTATAAAGGAGTGATAAGATAATCCTATGAATCAAACCATCATAACCATAAAAGATTTGATTGAGAATCTTGCGGAAGAAATTGAATCAGTAGTTGAATGCTGGAAAGATAAACCCATCAAAGGTAAAATCGCAGTCAATTGGAATCCTATGAAAACAGATTGGAGAAAATAAAAACTCTACCCTTGTAAGTAGCTGAATACCAACGACTTACGACGGGCGGGCAGCGTTTTCGTTGTAACTCGTTGATGGTCAATGAAATTTAAATGAAAAAATATCTTGCAAAATTTCTAAAATGTGATAAATTAAGAGTATGAAAAGAAAAACAAAACTCGAAATCCTCCTCGGAAATTTAGACAAAGCCTCGGCTGACCTCAAAAAAGCCGTTGAAGAATCACAAAAGAGACTCGATGAAAGTTTCTCGAAATACGAACACAAAGTTGAAGTTGCTCATCATAACTCTATGATAATCAACGAAAAACAAATTGAAGAAATAATTTGACTTTTGAGGATTTTCTGGTAAACTATATACATAACAATAAAAGATAACAAATAACAAAGAAAGAAAAAATAAAATGACTCATAGAATGATAAACTGGAATTTTCAACGAAAACAAATGCGTGAAAATATGCGAAAAAATATGGATACTACTGAATCCATCATAACTAACTCTAACAATACACCAACATACTTTGGTGAAATATATCTTTACGAAGGAACTCTTGTAAAAGTTTCTTATAAAACTTCTGCTAATAGTGCAGTTGTAACCTTCCTTGAAGGTGAAGATAAAGATAAGGTTGGAACAATCAACCTTAACAATGCTAAACTAGTAAAGGAAAATAAATAAAATGAATAATGAAATTAATAAAAAACAAACTTCCCAAGAATGGGAAATTCAACGCAAAGAAAAAAATCAAGCTCTTTGGGCTAATCGTAAAAAGCGATGGTCTGAATGGAAAAAGAATAATCCTGAAAAGGCTAAAGCTCACGCCTTACTAAAGGCAAAACTTAATGGAAAATAAATAAATGAACATACAACAATTCGAAGAACTCTTAAAGAATCACGATTGGACTTACCAAATGAGTGAAGACTCATACTACTATCGCAGAGGTCAAAAACAACTTAAAGAAATTGAAGAAGCTATCGCCCAAGCTGGTGAATCAGAATGGGGCGAAGAATATCAAAACCTATATAATCAATATCGTAACAAGTTTGGAGTTTGACAAAATTAGTTGATGTAAGTTGTTGGATACCAATGACTTACGACGGCAGGGAACCCTTGCGTTGCAAGTCGTTAATGGTCAATGAAATTTAAATGAAGATTTTTGTTGCGTTTTGTCTGAAATATGCTAAACTATACTTATAACAAGATAAGAAATAACAAAGAAAGAAAAAATAAAATGATAACAATAAATAAAGAACTAACTACAGATGAAAATACTTTTCGATATGGTCACGAAAGACTGCTCGTAAAGGTTTTCCCTTCTACAATCGGTTGGAAAACTATGACTGCAACTGCTGAAATCCTCGAAGGCGAGGATAAAGGTAAGTGGACAACCATTTACCTTCGTCGCGGATTGTATAATGTCGATACAGATTCTCTTGTCTGGTATCGCTAAATCGTTAATACTCAAAGAGAAAAAAAGTTTGACAAAATCAGAAAGTGTGATAGATTAAGAATATGAAAGAACAAATGAAAAACACAATAGAATCCCTCGTAGTAGGAAAATACTACCAAATCCAAAACCATATCGCAATCTGCGAAATGCTCAATTCAACCTCTAACAAAAAATGCCTTTCCAGAATCTCTGGAGTTGGAAGCGTAATAGCTTTTTACGATGAAGTGACCGAAGTCGAAATGACTCCAGAACTTCTTAAAGAGTGTGAAGCTCGAAAGAATGGAACGATGAACTTCATCGGAAGTTTCAACGAATCCTCAAAATATAAAGGAGACTAAATGAAAAAAATACTTTTCAAAATAAATAAAAAAACTTTTCGTCTCGCTGTGAAAAATGGTGAGAAGAAAAACTTTTTGCGAGAGAGATTTTTTTACTATCTTTCTGCGAGCTGTTTGCATTTTCGAGATTTGCTCTAAATCGTTGACTATCAAATAGTTACAACGAAACGCTAGCGGCCGCGCGCAAGTATCTAATAATCAACGACTTACACAATCCGATCTTCTGACAAAACCTGAACGAAAGCAAAAGATCGAGGCTATTTCCTATTAGTCTATTTCCTATTTGCTATTAGCTATTCTTCTATTTCCTTTTTTGTAAAATAAAACTTGTGCTAAAAATAATCTGTGATACATTTAATCTATGACAAATCAAATCACATCCCTAGCGACGGAAACCTGCGAAGAAGCCTATGTGGACGCTAACGCGTTCTTTGACTACATCAATTCCAATGATGTGGTTAACTCGATGCTTGATGCGTTGTCTGGAGTCTACGACTCCAGCGAAACTATCGTGGAGGTCAAATAATATGGACTACAAAGCGTCCCTCAAGGAATGGATGGCTCAACATATGCTGGGCACGCTGGATGTGCGCGACATCCTCAACGAAATTCGTAAAGATCGCGAAGATGAGCGCGTTCAATCCGAATCTTCAAACCAGCCAGACGAATCTATGGATGGCGACTTCGACTCTGCTATGGCTTCTGCTGGCCACGGCACTGACGAAGATTACAATGGTGGATGCTTCCAGATGGAAGACTTCGGTTGGGCTGGTGATTCAGAAATCTGTGGAGAATAATTATGCAAATCTTTTTAACCTGTGTTTGGGCATACTTTGGTTTGGTTTTTGTGCAACTAATTTATGCTTTAATTAGGTCAATTATAGAGCATCGCTAAGTTGTTGTAAATCAACGACTTACGGCGGGAAGTATGCGATTTTACGTAAGTATCTAATAATCAAACACTTACGCTAATTAATTTTACATACTTGCTCGCCAACCCTCAAAGATTTCGTCTATCTCTTTTTGTTTTTGCACAAAACTTTTGTTTGTATCGAGTGGAGGATTATCGTTATCGCTCCAAGGATAAAAACTTTCTTCGTTTTCTTTTAATAATTTTTCTATATTCATTTTGAGATTACCAGTGATAATATCATTCCAAATAATACAACGATTATAAATGTTTCCATTGGGACATTTTAATGCTTTTTGTAGTTAATTGCAAACTCATTTTTGTCCCAACACTTGCGACAATCTCCGCACTTGTTGCCTTGTTTGGAGCTTGGGCAGTTAAAGTTTCCTAACTTGCTTGCACCGCTAACGCACAAGCCAAGGCGTTGTGCAATTCCTACGGGTGCGGGGCCATCCATCATAAGGGCTGATAGTCTAATCGTAAGGTTAGAAGGCACTTCTCCACCTTGTTCGATATAGGTTGAGACAAAAGCATACTCTCTTGTGGGCAACCAAAAAGAAATGTTAGGAAGATTCTTTGCAATCTTCACAATCTTTTCAATATGCCACACACCTTGCAAGTCTCCTGAATCGTGCCACCTAAAATAAGGATTCTTAACCTTTCCGATAAGATATGT